ATTTTAAATTCATTTATTCTAAAACATACCTTCTCTTTATTCTTTCTTGCCGTAGAATCAATAACTAGTAAATAGTCATCTAAACTCAGATTCTTATGTATAGTTATTGCGGCACCACCCCAGGCTTCAAAAGAAAGATATTCATAATCCATTTTTTTAATTTCATTTTTTACCTTCCTTTTGTTCTCAACCTGTAGTATCAATTCAACCCTATCAATTCCATTATTTTCAATATTTATTGATTTTAACTTTCCTAAAAATGTACACTGATTCATTTCCAAGCCTATATTGTAAATATCTTATCAACAATAAATGAATTTCTCTGTTTATCCTTAATTTCACCAGAGATTAAGACGGTTGCCTGCTCATATATTATATCTCTGTTTTGCTCGTATATGTCTGGAAAAACTACAATGTTTTCTAATTCTCCAGACTCATCCTCTATTGATAAGAAAGCCATAAAATCGCCATTTTTTGTTTTATGCTCACGGACACGCTTTATAATGGCCGCAATAATAGATCCGCCAGTTTTACCATCAGTTACTTCTTTACATGTTGCATTTGCATGACATGTTTCTGAACAGGCATTAAGTTCAGAATGATTAATAGAGTATCCTAGTAGTTTCTCTTCAATTTTAGCATAAACAACAGAGTTGTCAACTAGGCTTCTGCCGGGGTTATTGATCCTTAATAAGATGTTTTCTATTTTCTCTAATCTAGATTGTGTGGATATAAATCCACCATTTTTCTTTGTTCCAGATTTAATAAAATTATCTAAGATGGTTGTAATATTTAAATCTTTAGTATTACTATGTTTAGCTAAATGATCTAGCTCCTTATCGGTTAAATCTAAATAACAATGATATTCATGTAGCATTTCACTTCTACTTTTGCCAAAGCCAGAAAATGCACCAACACTAATAAGATTTTCAACCGCTCGCTTATTAATATTTGGTAATACTTTAACTAATAGTGTGGTCCAGTTCAAATCCGTAGCATCTATTTTAGATAGATAATCTTTTAGCTGAGCTAGATGGGCATTGCCAACATTTTTCACATTACAAATACCAAAATGTATAGCATTATTATGCCATGAAAAGTTTTCTTCTAATATCTTTATACTTGGTCCACAAACCTTAATTCCTTCAGACTTTGCAGATATGATTAGTTGTCTTTTTTCTAAATCTGGATCTATCTTCTCATCGGCATTTTGTAGCCAATGCTTGAAAAATTTTTCTGGATAATGATACTTTACCCATGCAGACCAATATGCCATCTTTGCATAAGCCACAGCATGTGACTTATTAAATGAGTATCTAGCAGATTTTTCAATCATATCGAAAATCTCTATTGCTTTATCTTCATCAATATGATTATTTTTACAACCATCGATAAATTTAATTCTAACCTCTTTCATAAGGTCAGCCTTCTTTTTACCGATAGCCTTTCTTAGATCATCTGCCTGCTTTAGATTGAATCCAGCCATTTTGACTGCAATTTCCATTGCCTGTTCTTGATATACGATAACACCATATGTTTCTTTAAGCAGATCATCGATCAATGGATGTAGGCTTGGAATTTCCTCTTTTTTATGCTTACGATCAACGAAGTGCTGTGTCATTGACTTTCCATCTACAATAGCCTTTAGTGTTCCTGGCCTAATAATACTAATCAGAGCGGCCAGTTCAATCATATTTTCTGGCATTAATTTCTTACACCATGTCTTACCAAGATGGCTTTCAATTTGAAAACAGCCTTTAACTCTGCCTTCGCTAATCATTTTCCATACGTTGGCATCGTCTTCTGGTACATTGGTAATATTAATCTGTGAATGCATTTTTAAAATTCTTTCTAGATGCTGTTGTTCTTAGCATTTTCATTGTGCGACAAAAAAGCTCTGCGGTCATTATAACGTCTGACATAGCATCGTGTGCTTTGCCTTGTGTGTATCCCATGTATCCGCGAACTAAATTATCTGCTGATAGTGAATTAACGTCTTTGTTATTTTCGAATAAAGCGAACATGAAGTCAAGCATGTCTATGCTATGAATGCGATTAAATAAGTCTTGTTCTCCACGCTTGGAATCCATTGGTCCAAACTTATATGGTGCTTGTGAACACAGTCTATTTACTATAATAGAATCAAAGTTTTTAATGTTATATCCTACAGAAATTGGGGCACTCCAATTACTGGACTTAAAATTATACTGATTAACATAGTCTGTAAAGTTTTTCCAAACAGATTCTATACTTGGGGCAGACTTCAATATTTCTTCTGTTTTTCCGTGTACGGCAACCGCACCGTCTTCAAGCGGATCTATTCCCAGCTTTTTACATTTATCATGATCAAATACTGGCTTCATTAGTGATTGAAATTCAGAGCCACTTTTAATCTCTAGTTTTCTTCCATGAACAACTACAGCCGCTATTTGCACTGGCTGCGTAGTATATGGATTAGCACTAGTGGTTTCAAAGTCATAAACAATAAAGTCTCTATAATTCATTATTAACCTCGTGTACGGTTTCTGCGATCTTCTTTAGAAGATTAACTCCTAAAATATCAAATTTAACGCATCCAATAGCCTCAAGATCGCCCATTTCCATCCCAGCAATTTGTTCTGAACTTCTTGATGACTTTACCATGGGACATATCTCTTTTAAATCATGCGAGGCTATAACAACGCCAGCGGCATGTTTACCCTGAGTCTTAAATATACCTTCCATTCTAATGGCTTGCTGAAATACTTTAGCATATTCTCCTTGCAACTCGCCATTGTCATCAATCCAGCAATAATCAATTAGAGCATTTTTATCATTCTCTAATGCCCATCTAATTACTGAAGGATTATCCATTTCTTCTAGTAAATCTGAAATGGCCGCTTCATTAGGAATCTTTTCAGTTATGATATTCATCTCATCAAAACTGCACGATTCATTGACTCTTAGTACTTCTTTCAAGATTGATCTTCCGGCAAGTCTACCAAATGTTAACATTTGACAAACTCTAGATTCTCCATATTTATCTTTAAGATATTGAATTACAGAATCTCTATAGTCTGGCGGAAAGTCAACGTCAATATCTGGTAGAGAAACATGATCCTCAGTATTTCTACCTTCATTATAAAATCTTTCGAATAGCAGACTGTATTCAATAGGATCAATTAGAGTAATGCCAGTTAAATAGCAGACTAATGATCCGCCACCAGATCCACGGGCTGGACCAACTAAGCATCCTTGATTTCTAAAGTGATTTACATAGTCTTGCACAATAAGAAAGTATCCAGACAGTTTTGCGTTCTTAATAACTTCCAGTTCCTTTAGCACTCTATTTTTATAGACCTCATGCTTAGACTTGTCAATACGATTGGCTATTAAGTTTTTCCAGCCATCTCTACAAAGCTGTTTTAGATATTCATCTTCCGATGTTTTATTTGGCGTTTCAAATTCTGGGAGTTTAGGTCTAGATAGAATGTTTATATCTTCAATTAATGATGTTATATGAATTAAATTATTAATTGGCTTCTCGCCATAATGGTCTTTCAAAAAATCTAAACTCTTAATATAATAGTTACTACTACGAATAAATCTTAAAGAATCTAAATCTTTATTTTCTATAATTTTTTGATCTAACTTCTTCATAGTAGTCTTGAGCTTTGTGCATATCAACACCCTATGATCTATAGCATCTTTTCTTTCTGGATAATAAGAGGATGTGTCTGGAATAGAAAAACTTTGATCTGGATCAATATTAGAAATAATATCTGACATGATCTTAGTAATTGGATAAGAGTCATGATCTATGCTATTAGATTCTAAATAATAATGTTTAAAATATGAACGCATGTTTTCTACATGCTTCTTGGCAATATTAAGATAGTCATTGACTAAACAATCATGAATACCATCGTGATCTAGTGATTTAAAAATACAATCATGATCTGGCATTACCGTTGTAAATAGCTTACTCATTGTAAAACCATCTATGCAGATAAAGTTATGGCATGTGATATTCTTAATTAAATCTTCAAATTTGATGGTGGGCGTTTCATCATAGTTTTCTGGACTATTAGATATAGATATGATTTTTAGTAACTCTGTCCATGCCGCATCATTTCTACAGATTAATGCTAACCTTGACCCATCATCAAGTATGATTTCAGAGCCAATAATTGGCTTAACACCGCTGCTCTTGCAGGCTTGAATAAAATTCACACAGCCACTGATAGTAGCAATATCTAGAATACCAGCATATTCATACCCGGCATCTTTGCAGGTTTGTGTAATCTGCTCAGATCTTGATGTAGATAATAATAACGAGTAATGACTATGATTTCTCAGCATTGTCTAATTTTCCTCCACCAGCACCATATTGTCCAAACTTATTTAAGTCCGCATACTTGTTTACAACCATACCCATGCCATCAGATTTTATCATATCATGGAAGTGCTGGCAAGTGGTTTTTTTGGAACCAGGAAATTGCTCAGCAAATTTACATAATTTAGTACATTTCCAATGACTTTGATCACTAGATAGCTGTCTTGGTAATTCAATAGATCGGATTTGATCAAACTTTTCTTTAAGCATTTTTTCTGCTTTATCGTAATCATCTTCAGAAAAAACAATATCAAATACTCCTCCATCATTAATATAAAATATACTAGTATAAAAATCATACTTTGGATACATGTTCTTTAATGCATAAAAATATAATAGAAGTTGTTTATCAGAACATAAATCCTCATATGTTTTCTCTTTACCAGTAGCCCAATTCAATCTTTTTCCAGACTTATAATCTAGCACTTGATAATATGCCGAGTCCTCTTTAACTATAAGATCTATTGTGCCTTTGATTGCCAAGTATCCAGTAAAATTTTTACCATTAATATCATAAGAATATTTTGCCCATGGCTTCTTAATTTCTATATCAAAGAAAAGCTCTGTAGCATATATATCTTGATTTCTTGGATCTAGAGATCCATTATTATATGCTAATGCTTTATTAACCCAGCCAAGACATGTTTTATAATCAGTATTAGTTAATCCAACATCTTCTTCGTGCTTTTTATAATACTCAAAACACAGTCGGGTTATATATTCGATATCATCGCACTGTGCAAAGGTTAAATTGCAAATATCATCATTTTTTAATAACTTTTGCTTATTGGCCTGGGCTTTTTTCTTATCGGCCAATACTTGCATGGTTCTATGAAAGATAGTGCCAAGAACAGCCTTTTTATTAGTCTTATCCTTCATTCCAAGTACATATTGGAAAAAGTACTTCATTTCGCACATCTCTAATGTACCTAGAGATGAGCTTCTATGGTAGCATATAATCATTTGATTGAAACCGTGTATTTACCAGTTTCTCTAATTTTCTTAGTAATCCCCATATCTATTAGAATAGATACAAACTTATTACAAGATTCATCTATGCTTAGATTTTGATTGTCAATAACCGCATCAAACTTATCATAGTTATCAGCATCAATTTCGCTTTGATGCTCACTTTTATATAGTGATCTAGTTAATCTAATAACTTTTCCGCCATTATCTTGAACCATTTTAATCTCATTAGTAAATCTACAATCTCCAATAACGGCTATTTCTGGCTTATCAGTTTCTATTCGTCTCATACAGTTTTCTAGCCAAATGGGTTCATATATTTTACGCATAACGTCTGTACCAAAAAACTGCATAAATTCGCGAGATGTCATTGGGCCAGATTGATCAGTAATGCCCGGCATATTTTCCCAGCGTAGATGTTCTTGAACTTGATTCTTTTGTTCGTCTGTGCCATACACGCATTCTGGAGGCATGTTAAATAACATTACGCATATTTCTTTTAACGAGTCTGCAAAATTATAAGATCGAACTAATGGCCATATTCTTCTGGATGCATACTGATAAAATTCATCATTCTTTTGTTGAAGATCGAGTACACCCATCTCTTCAAACTCTTTGCCATTATCATCATAAAAAGTGCAATTGACCACCAAATTACCTTCTGGTGAAATAAAAAACTTTTCTACTACATCATGTCTTTTCATCTCATGACCATGAAGATAGTTTGACAGAGTAGTTTTGCCGCTTTGTTTCTTACCGCATAGAGCTATAATTTTTGTCATTAAAACCGTCCTTCAATTTGTGGCTTAATACTACAGTTGATTTCATCAACCATCATTTCGCCTATGTCTTTTTTAGGAATATTAATTGAATATATATTAAATAAATACTTTAGTCTATTATGTAGATCTTTTGCACAAGCCTGTCCCGCATCATCATTATCAGTCATTGTGATGATATTAGAAGCACCTGTTTTTTGAATCAAAAACTCTTGTGCATCGCTTATTTTAGATCCAAACATGCCAACGCAATTGTGAATACCGGCCTCCCAAAGCCTTATTACATCTCCTTGACCTTCCACTAGTATTATAGTTTGAGTCCTCTTGATATGCTCCATTGCTTTTCCATAATTATATAGAAAGTTAGATTTGTTAAACCCCTTTTGATTAATCCACTTTCTTGGATCATTGCATATTGTTCTTCCAGTACAGCCAATCATAAACTCATCATTTTCATCATATACCGGAAATACAATTCTTCTATACATTTGGCTCTTAGGATTAGTACATAGTCCAATATCAAATATATCTAATACTTCTGCTGAAAAACCCCTATCAATATAGAACTGTGCTGGAAATGATAAATACTTTCTAACAGTCTTTCTATCGATTTTTACATCATTAGATTTGGAGGCTTTTTTAGACTCCATTTTCAATAATTTATCAATAGCATCACTTTTTGCGGCTACTAGATTATTCTCATTTATATGAATATCAGCTGCAAAATTATTACAAAATTTAACAACCTCTGGAAATTTTATTTGCTTATTATGCTTTTTCTCTAGTAACATCCATATAAGAGATAGAATATCTTTTCCTGGCTTTTCATTATGACAGTTTTTTGTATTACAAAACCACTTACCATAATGTTCTTCATTTTCTTCATCTATATTAATATTAAAAGCCGTTGGATTATCGCCATCATGAATTGGACATTTACTAATAATTAAATTATTAGACTCATAATATTCATCAATATCAAAAAATTCTAAAACTTCAAAAATCTTCTTCATCATCTTGATTTTCAGAATCAGCGTTTGCTTGATCTGCAAATCCTTGTTGGCCACCGTGTTCATTTCTCTTGATACTCCTGATTGTTCCAATCTCTCTAATCTTAGCATACTTCCCATCCATTTGCAAGCAAATATATCCTTCGTCTTCTATTCCAGGACCATGCCTAGACACAACGGGTATTAGCTTCTTATTGCCAGATGCAATTCCATCTGTGATTCTTTCCTCATCGGTTTTATCTTTAAAGATAGAGAAGCTTGTGCATAGCCAGACTAGTCTATCTGAGCCGCTAACAACGTCTGTTGTTTCTTTTGTGATGCCATCTCTATTTAACTGTACAAATGATAAACATGGGCAGTCGTTTTCAACACAAAAATTATGTAGTGCTGTAATCTGAAAGCCTAGCACTTGAAATTCTGCCAAATTATTATTTATACTATCTGATGTCATTAGTTTTAGATAATCATAAATAATTAGACAATCATTAAGCACACCATTTTCATCATAACCAACATTCTTAATTAGCCATCTTTTAGCAATTGAAAGCGTTTCATCAAATGGTCTTCCCGCAATGCTAATATAATCATATGGTAAATCTTTGAGCAGATTCGATCCTTGTATAACTTTATCCTTCTTTTCATCATCCTGGAAAAACTCTCCAGAAGCAATCTTATTAATCTCTATTTCGCTTAGATTAGCCAATAATCTATTAATATGATCTTGTTTGCTCATTTCCGTATCTAGCATTAAGACAGGGATCTTATGTTTACTAGCAACGTAGAGTGCCATATTATCTGCCAAGCAACTTTTGCCTGTCTTTGGGCGAGCCGCAATAAGATCGACGCACTTCCTTCTTAGTCCACCGCCAATTGCCTTATCGAATGCCGCAAAGCCAGTGGTAATTCCAATTGATTTACCTTGGTTATCTTGTAGATGATTAATATATTCATCGATATCATTGCCAATAGACTGTGGCAATAACTCATCTTCTTTAATATAAGAAAGACAGATATTTTGTATTGGACTTTCTGTTAGCGACAATATCTCAGTAATAGATTCATCGCCAGTGACTTTATTCAAGTCTGTGTAGATTGTTCTTAATTCAGACTGAATCTTTCTAGCAAACTCTAATCGTTTTAGTTTCTTAGCATGTTCTAGAACATTGTCAATATGAATGGGAGTATTCATGATCCCAGACATATGCTTTAGAACTTCATTTTTTTCTACATACTCATCTAATTGCAAGCTTTTAGCAGAAGATAAAATATCTGTATATCCAGCAGATTCCTTATCCTTTAATGCATGTAGAATACACTTATATAGAACCTTATTTGCATCTACAGTAAAACTATCTTCATTAACAAGTAATTCTACTTCAAGCAGGCTTTCCTGACCATATTGGAATAGGCCAGCAAGTACCGCCCGTTCAGACGCAATATTCTTAAGGCTTGTTTCTATCTTAGACATTAACCACCCCGTCGCTGAATACACCTATCACAAGTATAATTATCTCTAGCAAATAATGGATGCACTTCATGATCTGAATTGCACTCAGAACATTTCACCATCTTTGGTTGATATGGTCTTCGACTACGATCAGATGGCTTAACATTATCATTGATACGATCAAATCCTTCTTCCCTGCCAGCCTCCGCTATAATATCTTGCATACGATCAAACTTGTTCTCTACTTTTCTATCAGTCACTTTTCTTGACTTTCTATTAGACTCTACAGAAAAATTAGATTCTTTTTTATCTTCCTGCTTAGTCTTATCTTTCTTCTTATTATTGCTTGTCTGTTTTGTATTTTCAAGCTTTTCAAGCCTTTGCATCATCATTGCAAGCATATCAGAAGGATCTTGGCTTTTAACTTCTATTACTTCACCAGTAAATAGCTCGTATGCTTCTGATATTAAATTCCAATCATTATTATTTAGTCCGTCTCCAAGCAGATCAACAATTTTATTTAAGGATGATAGTAATGTCATTTATAATTCCTCGCCTTGCCTAAATCTTGTAGTAGGTTTACTCTTTTTTTTATGTCTTTAGTCGTTTCAGCCAACATTTGCATACCAGCATACAGTCTGAGTCTACATTTTTCAACACTCTGTGCAAAAGAATTTTCTACAATAATTGACTTCTTTCTAACTTCTGCTGGTAGAAACTTATCATATCTATCCCAATATTTTGCATATAAAAAGTTAAGAGCCTCCATGCACCAATTATACTGACTATTAATTAGATCATATTTTTTCTGTAACATACCAGCATAGTTCATAAGCGTAATTGCATAAGTAAAGCATTCGTCGCTTGATAGAGCCATAATATCTTCACTAGACATATTTATTATCGGCTCGTACTCGCCACGATCTTTATATTCTATAATGCCATTTTCTTTACAGAATGATTCTACCCATTCCGTAAATTTATCTAATACTTCTACTGATTCAGTTTTTGTTGTATCAAATTCTTCCATTCTTTTTCCTCGTTATATGGTAGAGCTATTAACTTAATATTATTTAACCCACACCATTCGATTTTATCAATATCTCTCTTTTTAGATTTTAAAAAATCCATTTTGTCTTTATGAAAGAAAGAGCAATATTCGTAATGCTGTTTACCATGAACTTCGACTATCAACATTATCTCTGGTATAAAAAAATCAGCATATAATAATGAAGTTCTTCCAAGCCTCTTAGATCCTGGCAAAGTAACTTCTTCATATACTGATAATGTTGGAAACAATTCCTTGATTATCAGTCTGGCTTTTTCATGGAGAGAAGATTTATTATCTTGATATCGTCGTTTCTTATTTTTAGCAAAATTGAATTTATGTTCTTTATTATCAAATCCAATTACTCTAATCATCAGATATCATTTCTTCAACACGCTTTTTAATTAAATCAAAAATATCTTTTCTTTCTACTAAGAAATCATATATCTTTGATTGACCTTGAAACTTTGGTGCTTCTTGACTAAACTCTTTCTCATTTTCTAGAAATGGAATGCAGTACCAAGCACCAGCTTTTTCTACGATGCCAAAAGATTCTGCAAGTTCAATGATCTCTTTTTCCTTATCAATACCTTTATTATATTTGATATAACTAATACATTCAGCACCAGATGCACCCATTGATGAGCAACTAATTTTCCAATGAACAAGTTGTCCCACCTTCTTATTATTTTCTTCCCATGGCTCTACTTTAGCAATATCAAGTCTAGTATCTGCCTGATATTGTACCATTACTCCACAATCTGGAATTTTTACTTTACCATATCCAGAAGTATTAGTAATATAGTGCGTAATTATTAATACATTGATTTTATTCTTAACCACTGTTTGTGCGTTCTTTTTGATCCAATGCGATAATAGTTTTGGAAGACTAGCTCTTAAAGATGCTGATGAACTCTCTTCAAGTTCTGATCTTGGAACTAGGGATGAGCATGAATCAATAACGCAGATGGCACCATTATTTTCTGGACGCTTCATTAGGCTTTCAGCAATATCAAGAAAGTCTTCTGCGGACAGAGATTCACCATCTTCTGGGCTATGAATAATTTGTATCTTGTCTAAATCTAAACCTTCAATGCCAACAAGATTATATGCTTTTAAACGGCTCTCACCGTCTATATAAATTACTGGCCTGTTTTCATCTTGTGCGTTCTTGCATATTTGTAAACAGGTGGTACTTTTGCCAGTTTTTGGATCACCTGATATAATAGTCCAGCTTCCCTCCAATAGACCACCATTTAAGGCAAGATCTAAAGCTGGACTAACACTTACTGGTTTTAGATTCTTTTTTGCTGAAACTAATTCAGACCCCTTTGATACTACTTTTCCAAACGCTTTCTGTATTGCCTTGTCATTACTTAAATCAACTTTTTTCTTCTCTTTAGACATAAATTAAAGATCCTTCAAAATGTTCTTCTTCCCAGAACGAAAAGGTTTTGATACTTCTTCATTCTTATTATAGCTCTGAACGAGTTGCTTGTCAACTCGGCTATCTTCAAACTTCTTAATGATCGGCTCTAGTTTTTTATCCTGTAACTTGAATATAAACTTAGCGTCATTTGATTTTAATGCTTTTATAATAGATTCAGCATTATATTTTTTCAATAATTTAGATGCAGCAATGACTTGTCCTTTATATGCTCCATGTAATTTATTCCCTGTAATCCAAAATCTTTCTGGACATTTACCATTATTGAAAAACTCATTACGTTTATCAAAAATCATTTCAGCTAAAAAGTTAGCCGGGGTAATATATCCTTCTTTATATTTAGATTTAAATGGAGTTTTTTCACTGCATTCCTTTGGTTTATTCTGCCTCCTATTATCTGTCTTTTCTGATTTTATGGATGTGTTCTGACAGTGGGGGCTGGCTTCTTTTTCTGGTTGATTCACCTTTTTCCGATGCCTCCTTACTCATAATGGCATATCCACTCTTGCTATTTACAATCATTAGCTTATCTATTGTATTAGAACGACTGTTTTTGTCAACACATTCATTATAATACTTCTCAATATATGATATCTCACAACCAAGATCGCTACACAATTCTTCTAAACTTAATATACCACAATTACTATCTACATAAAACTTCTCAGCTTTAGATAGTTCCACTTCTTTCTTGGTCTTCGACTTATTTGCCTTATCTGACATATATTTAGCCCTCCAGTATAGATTTAATTTTTTGAAGTTTATCTTTCAAGTCTTTCATGCATTCTACATAAGAATTATGTTTATTTCTATATTCTATTATAATATCCTTTTTTAAAAACTCTATTTCATCAGTATTAAGATTTCTTAAGAAGACATTACTTCCATAATATTCTCCAATATTTGTACTAATTAATAT